CCATTTACTAAAGGAGAGTCAGGAAACCCTGAAGGAAGACCAAAGGGTACGCCTAATAAAATAACCAAAGAAGGCAGGGAGCTATTCATTAAAATAATGGACGGACAAGTAGAGTATATAGAGGAAGAGCTTGCACTACTTAGAGAACAAAGTGGGGAAAAATACTTAAAGGCTTTAGCTTCACTATTTCCATACTTTATGCCTAAGATGGTAGAAACTAAAATAGAGATTAACGAACCACGAACAGAGCCAAGTTGGTTTGCTGACGTATTGGAACGTGAGGATCAAAAAGACGATATAAATGAGTGAGATTAAAGACGTAGAGTTTGTAGAGCAACAGCAGTACAACGTACTACAATTAAATGACTATGCAGATTGCCTAGTAGGTATAACGCACGAAGCACGCCCAAGAGCTATCTATAGCCTTAGTAAGATACTAGACAAAATTAAGAAGACTAAAAACTGCGGAAGGGACGCAGCCTTTAAGGAGTTTGAATTAGAAATACGTATGCCCCTATTTGAGCAACGCAACGCACCCGTATATCTTAATGACATAGAGGTATGATGGTGCAGGGCTTTTGCTTTGGGGTTATTTTTGTGCTTACGTTAGCCGACCTTATCTATAAGATAAACCACTACGACCAAGTTGATACAAACAACGCTGTGTGTGTTCTGTTTTCTTTGGCAGGTGTGATAGCTTCACTATGGTAAATGCAGCAGCCCAAAACATACTATGACCTTAAAGCGTGTAAGAAGAGAGTAGCTGTTTTTCAGGGGGGTACTCGTAGCGGTAAGACCTATTCTATTATCCAGGTGCTTATTGAGTTTTGCTACTACAATAGAAACTCAGGTTGGCTTATTACTGTAGTACGTAAATCTTTTCCAAGTCTTAGGGCTAGTGTGCTACGAGATTTTATTCATATCCTAAAGCACAACGATTGGTATGACGAGCGTTACCATAACAAGACAGAAAGCACCTACGACCTATGGGGTACTAAGTGGGAGTTTATTTCAATCGACCAACCACAAAAGATAAGAGGTGCCAAACGTAATATCTGTTTTATAAATGAGGCTAACGAGCTACACCTAGAAGATTTTAGGCAACTTGTTCTACGTACTACTTACAGAATGATTTTAGACTATAACCCCTCAGACGAATACCATTGGATATACGATGAGGTTATACCTAGAGACGATGCCAACTTTTACAGGAGTACTTACCTAGACAATCCGTATTTAGGGCAGGACACTATTGACGAGATTGAAAGACTAAAAGAAACCGACAAAAACTATTGGAGGGTTTACGGACTAGGTT